TAATTACTAAAAACCCCACCGAAGTGGGGTAAAACAAAGGATGTTTTAAGCTTCAGCAGCTAATTTAGCAAAGTAACTCATCGTATCATCAGTACTTGCCTCTTTAGTCACCGGTGGTGGTGAAGCGTTTTGTGTAACAAATGGTGATTCAATTTTCTCATCCAAATCAACTTGTTCAGCACTTGAAGTAACTGCACCTTCCTCACCAAGCACACGAGTCAGTTTAAGATGAAGTTCATCATATGACTTGAATGATGATGCGTCAGTAAACTCTTTGAGAGAATATTGATTACCATAAATAGCTTCTAATTTAGTATCATCAGCTAATTGTTCAGGTGATGCGAATTCAGATCTATCATAGTTTCTGAAACCACCTACTTGTGCCATTTTAATCTTAAAGTTAGCACCTTTCCACATATCAAATGGATTGATTGGTGTTTCATCAGCAAACTTAGGTTGCATAACATCCATCACCTTCTCAAAGATCTTCGCCCCATATTCATATAAGAATACTTTACCATTATTCGCTGGATTGTCAGGATCAGAAACAACACAAATGTTTGACACATAGTGTAAGCGTCGCTTACGTTTACGTGCAATTTCTTTGCCTTCCTCAGTTCCATTATTCCATAACTTTGAATTCATTTCCGATACTGGATCATCTTTACCAACAGTAGTTAAACTCTTTTCAACATACCATTGTCCTGTTGGACCTTGAAAGAAGTGATCCCAGTATTTAGCCCAAGGTAAATCATCACCTTCTACGGCTGGGAGGAAGCGAATAACAGCATAACCGTTACCTGCCTTATCGACAGATGGCTTCCACATACGATCGTCTCCGTATGATTCTTTTTTAGTTTCCTTAGCACCCGCGCCAACTAAACTATCCATATTCATTGCTTTTTGTTTTAAATCAGCAAAACCCATATATTTCTCCTATATTATTTGTGTATTATTTGTATCATTATTTAAATGTGTTTAATACAATCTTCATAAACTTATCTTTATTGATGTTTAAGAAAGGTTGATATTTAACCACCTTGTTGTAGATATCCGGCCACAAAATTGTTTCCGTAATCTTCCCGTTAGCATCTTCAACGAAACTCGTTAATGCATTAAGGATACACACTGTCTCTAGCGACACTGTATCTTCCAAGTATTTATTTATAAGGATTGGATAGTCACTTTTGTGGGTAACTAACAATTCATCTAAACTATACTCGGTAAGCTCTTCAAGTTCATTCTTAACATTATAAGATAAACTTTCAATTCGTTTAAGGTAATCAGTATATGTAACTTCATCTCTAATCATATCACCCGGCCATTTATTACCGGCCAGTTGATGAGCAGCAAAATAACCCATTACCTCTTCTTTGGTTTTAAACCTTTTACCAATTTTTGTCAATTGGTATTTATCAGGCCTTCCCCAATATGTTTTTTGATTTACTCTAGTCTTAAATCTATATTTAAATGCATCATACTTAGTATTAAAATGCATGTTGATAGCATGAGCTATTGTAAATGTTTCAAATCCTTCCATCATATATTATATTATATCATACTTTAGGGTAAAAGTAAACCCCTAAATCGGTAAAGTATAAGAAGTTTGTCCACCTTGTATCATATTAAGTTCTCTTGCTTCATACTCAATATGTTGGACAATTTCTTTTGAAACTAATTTCTTAGCATCTCTTAAATCAATTTCATTTTGATCACATAATTCAACAATAGCATCAATGTATTGACAACCCTTATGAGTTCTCACATATGTTTCTATCATTCTACTAAATCCTTTTTTATTAATATCTACTTGCATTGTAATATTACCATATTTTCGTTAATCCTTCCGTTTACCTTTTTAGGTTTTGTTGTTAGTTCTTCAATCGCTTTATCAATTTGTTTTACACTTTTCTTAAGTATGATTGGTATCATATCAGTAGGCTTCCTCAATGTAATCTTTGTCGATGATTCCATATCAAAGCCTTTAACTGTCGAGCCTGACACAGTAACGCCGTCTGGATGTGATGAATGTAATACAGTTAATTCTTTATTCTTTGTATTAAATAGATATATATGCATCGCTCCAGGTACCTTTAAAGGATTTATTGAAGTCAGTTTAAATTCACTATTTTGTTTTTGATATTTAAGTTTGGCTACTTGTTTATCCGCCCCTTTAATTTTCTTAATAGTTATTTTACGGATGGCCTTTTTAGTAGCTCTATATGATTCAACATCAGATACAAAACCTTCTAGGATTTTAATACGATCTTTAACTTCCTTTCTAGTTAAATGTGCATATGATTCAAGTATATATTCATCTTTAGCCATAAACAATTTGTAATCATCTAAATATTCATTAATCCAAGATTCAATTTCTTCAAATCGTTTAATGTCATGTACCTGCATTTGTTTATACAAATTAATCTTTAAAGGTTTACCCCCAGCCAACCAGGCATCTTCAACTAAATAGAGATCTTCCATTACAGTATCAAGTACCTTTTGTTTCATTCTCATTTGAGGCGTAATAACAAATTTATTCTCTTTTGCTTTAGCTTCCTTTTTAATACCATTTAATATTTTATTACCTGGTTTAACTAAATTATTAAATTTATTAGTTAAAAAATCAATTGGATTAGAATAGTTATCAGGAAACTTCATATCTAATTGATGCCAGTAACATATAGCAGCAATATGTGAATATGAATATTCATACTTAGGGTTAGCTAAAATAGCTTTTGCCTTACTTTTAGACCAATTCTTTTTAATAAAGTTTTTAGTTACTTCAAGGGCATCCTTTGCATCAACATCATAATGGAAATACATCTTAAACATATCCCATCCTTTATCTAAAGGGGCTCCTGGTATACCTACCTTTTGTCTTCGCTGTACATGTTTTTTAGCCATAAGCTTCCTCATTCATAGTATCATTCGCGGTATCAATTAAACCAGATTCGTCCCAATCAGCATTATTTTCTTCTTCAGTACCATACATCACTTCAGGAGAATAAGCACCACCATCACCCCATTTAGCAGGTTTAGTTTTATCTAATTTTCTCATCATTTTATCAACCTGTTTAGAGGCAAGTTTTTTATCAGTAGAACCAAAAGCACTAATTAAAGCTAGGGCTTTATCATCAAGTTCAATAACTTCATGCGCAGCCATAGAAATAGCTAATTTAGATGTGCCAGTCATTCTTCGAACTCTAGCTTGATATTGTAATGTTTCTCTTCTTGACATTCCTCTTGTTTCGCTCATATTAATTCCTTTTTTATTGTTTATATAGTATATTATAACATAACTAGCTAACATATGTTAACTATTTTGCAAATTAGTTTAAAATTTCATTAAATAAATCTGAAGCATCAACTTCATATTGTTTAAAAACTAATGTATTCTTAACTGATATTTTATCTGATTCATTATAAGAAGCACTCCATGCAAACCTACCTCTGCCATGCGCGCCCTTTCCAAGTTTAACTAATTCATCATCAAAGAAAACATCATGTGGTATTAATGATAATTTTTTATTTTGAAAATCAACTAATGCAATAAAGTCACATGCATTATGTTTACTGAATAGGTTACCAACCTTCATCGCTTTAGCATCTTCACGTTTAGTTGATTTTACTTCATATCTTTTACCGTCACCACTTAACACATCATAACCTTCAATATGTCTAATGTTACCATTAGTAAATCTTTTAACTAAATGTTCACCACAAAACGCAGTGGCCTGTCTTTGCATATCTACATTATTATTAAAAACACTTTCAGTCATCATTTCTGTGAAATATTTATACATAGTTGTTACATCCTTTTTTATTGTTTATATGTATATTATAACATAACTAGCGGGAATATGTAAGAGTTTTGCAACTAAATAGGGATACCTTTTAGTATCCCTTAATGGATACCTATTTATTATAGATAGATTGAATATAAGTTTCAAAGGCCTCAACCTTTTCTACTCTATTGGGCCACTTAATATATTCCTTTTCAGGATTAGCTTTAAGGTTATTAAGTAATGGTGTGATTGCATTATACAATTCATCAAGCTTAATTTGCTTTTTATCTGCGTTATCAGCAACACTACTAATAGTTTGTTCCATTTGCTGAACTGAATCCAATTCATTTTCATCTACTAGGGTAAAACCAAAATCAAAGTCAGGCATAATTAACCTCTTTAATACCAAGAGTGAAATTCTCTGCAGCATCTTCTACATATCTTAATGATTTAAATGGAAAATCTTCTGTTACTTTACGCTTACCATCTTTATCTTTAAATGTTATTGAATAGAATGAATGATCACCATCCATCTGTGTAATAATTCGATACACTTTAGCTACCGAACCATCGTCTTTATAATATTCACTTATTAGTTTTGTATTGTTCATTTCTCTCCTTTGAAATTTCATTTTGTCTCATACGATCCATATATTCCAACTTCTGTCTTGGTGGCAAAACTTCTTTAGTGGCTAATTCTTCCTTAAAGCCATGCTTAATATAGTCTTCCCATTTCATTACCCATTGGTAACCGTCACCTATTGGTTGTTTGTATAAGCCTGAACTCATCGTATAACACTCCTTCTAATTTATTTGCTTCAATTTCACAAAAGGCTTCATCACCTCTTGCGGCCTGTCTAACATGAACCATTTCATGACACATAGTTAGAATCTTTTTATCATTAGATAAATTCTTATCTATTTCTATATCTATTTCATCTTCAAATAAATCATATGTCCATCCCATTGCATTATCATGTTTAAGACAACATTCACTTATAATAATTTTTACACTATATAAGTCAACGAATAACTTCTCAGCACAATATAATGCAACATCACTTAATAATTTATTAGATGAATAAATTATCATTTAACTCCATGGTCCGGATCTATCCTTTGCATATGTACTTAAAAATCTATCACCTTCATTGCGTGTTGTATTAGCATCTTTCTTAATTATGCCACACAATGAATCATACTTACCTTGAACCATTGATAACTCCCCTTCAAGACTAATAATTTTTAATTTATCATCATTAGTCTTAATAATAGAATCTAATTTATCATCTAATTTATCCAATCGTCTCATTAAATCATCTAAACTATCAGTTATATTTTTCATTTATTTCCCCAGTTAATGTTATATAAAATTATTCCAAATACCAATTAGAGTACTTACCGTAAAAGCATATTGAACTACAATAAATGACTTCATATCTTTTTCAAATCCCATTCTTATAAAAGAATAGTTAGTAACCAAAAAGAAAAAGAATGCAATAGGATACCCAAAGGAGATTAGAAATGCACCAATCAACCCAAAAACAGAACCTACAAATTCATGGTCAAATTTCATACGTAAGACTCATCATGAATACCATCATATAGATCATATGAGCCGTAAGTCTTATCACTATTTAAATTATGAGCTTGGGCATGAGTAATTTCTAACTCTTGAAACTTCCTATCATATAATTGTTGCATACC